GTTATACACAAACCACCATGACAAATCGACTACCACCTGAACTGCATCTTGTGCATGGCACAAAACAAGGACATGGCGCAGTGCCATTGCCTGAAAAAGTCCGTGCGCGAGTGCCAAAAGCTGAATGGCTGGACAACCCGAAAAAATGGGACAGGGATAAATTCATTCAGGAGACTTCTGATTTTCTTTGGGAGACTTATGGCATTGGTAGTGACCAAGATAAGCATGTCCTTGCCGCGCTTGCTTCGCAGATTGAAATCTATGTGAAGTGCTGGAATGGCGTACAGCAAAAAGGAATCATAAGCGTGTTTAACAATGGTCAAACTATCGGACCAAATCCTTTTTTTACAGTTGGTGACAAGGCGCTAAGTCGTGCCATAGTGCTGATGAACGAACTAGGCTTAACACCGCGTGGTAGGTTGGCAACTAATAAGCAAGAGGGCGGCAAATATTCTAAGTTGCTTAATGGTCCATGAATTATGAAGATGGCATTCTGTATGCGGTAAAAGTAGCAAAGGGAGAAATCGCTGTATGCCGCATGATTAAGCTGGCGTGTCAGCGGTTTGTCGACCAACTAGAAAATAGGGCGTGGGCGTGGGAGTTTCATGTTAAGTATGTTGAGCATTTTTTAGAATTTGCACTAACGCTAAAACATACTAAGGGTCCAGATGCTGGCAAGCCATTAGTGCTTGAGCCGTTTCAGATTTTTATTGTTTGCGCTATTTATGGATTCCGTAGTAAGCGTGACCCGATTAAACGGATGGTCACTGATGTCATTGTTTTCATTCCTCGCAAAGCTGGTAAGTCCACACTTACAGCGGCAATAGCTTTGTATGAATTGCAGTGGGGTGAGGCTGGTGCTGAGGTCTACACACTGGCGACAAACCGCGACCAAGCTAGCATTGTGTTTCATGCCGCAATAGGGTTCATTGAAAATATGCCGAGTGATGTATCAGCACTGTACAACCCTAGCAAGTATCAGGTGACTAAAGTCGGGGATGCACAGACAATGTTTAAAGCCCTATCTAGGGACACGAAAAAAACTGGTGATGGTATGAACCCATCATGTGTAATTGTTGATGAAGCCGCGCAGATTGTTGACCGGAACAGTATTGAGGTTTTGCACTCAGGCATGGTTGCTAGACAGAATCCTTTGCGGATTTACATCACTACTGCGAGCTTTACAAAAGAAACAAAGTTCTATGAAGACATGGCGTTACATGAGGCAAGGCTGACAGGCGAGGCAGAAGATAACCCGCGCTGGTTTGGACTTATGTATAGTCTTGACCCACAGGATGATTGGCGGCAACCATCTACATGGGCAAAGGCTAACCCCATGCACGGCATCAGCGTGTTTGAAGAAGCTATACAGCAGAGGGCAGAAGAAGCAAAACATAAGCCAGCCGCCCTTAATGAGTTCCTCTGTAAAACACTAAATTTGTATGTCAGTGCTAATGCGGCTTGGGTTGACCGTGCTTACTGGGATGATAAACAGGCTTATATAACAGAAAAAGAACGCACACCTGAATCGGTGTTTGTCGGTTTTGACTTAGCGGCAACGCGAGATTTAAATGCTGTCTGCACACTTAAGCGATTTGATGAAGATGACTATGAAGCAGAGTTTAAATTTTTCTTGCCAGAAGAAGGTCTAGCACTTATACCTAAACACTATGCAGACATTTTTAGGATGGCGGTGAATTCTGGAATACTGCACATCACGCAAGGCAATGTGATGGATGACCGAGAAATCAGCGACTACATCATTGGGCAATACAGCAAATATGATATGACTCAAGAGATAGGATTTGATGCTTATAACGCGGCAAGCTTAGTAGCACGCTTACATGAAAATGGATTGCCTGTTAAAAAAGTCGGACAGGGCATGGCAATACTAAGTAACCCTAGCAAGCATGTTGAGAAGCTTATAATGAATTACAAAGTTAAACATGATGGCAATCCATTTGTAGGATGGCAACTAGGTAACTGCGAAGTCTATGAAGATGTAAATGGAAATGTGAAGGTCAGAAAAAATGAAGCTGACAAAAGTGCAAAGGTTGATGGCATAATTGCACTCATCATTGCGATGCACTGTTCGCTTGATAACCCGCCGTTAGGGCGCTTTGGTTTCCGCACTTTTTAAAGGTGAAGCATGGGAATACTTGATAGATTCATTGGAAAAGGAAAAGATTCCAAAGAATCTAATACCCTTTTCGGACAAACTGCATTAGGCAATAACATTGTCTATCAAGGCAATAATAAGAATCCGACAGTAAACACGCAGATTTTGTATGTCACTACTGGCAGTACAACAAACGCTGGTCGCCCTGTTAATACTTCACTTTTAACCCGCAATAGCACTGTGATGGCTTGCGTTGGTGTAAAAGCCCGAGCAATTTCACAATTGCCAATCAACATCATGGCAATGGCAGAAGATGGCAAATATGTAAACGCATTGACTGACCCGAATGTGGGTGTGCGTGACAAAATCAAAGCCAAGCAAGTTTATTCATTGCTGACTAACCCAAACAATTTTCAAAGCCAGTACGAATACTGGTATCAGTGGATGATGTGGCACGAATTGCTTGGTGAAGCGTTCACGCTGTGGTGGAGAAAAGACCAATCTGACCCATCGCAAACGCCATTGGAAATGTACGAACTGGACAGCACACTTATTGCTGTGACCATTACGCCAACGCGATACCCAAGCTACCGCTTGTCAACGCCAAGCTACGGCTTTAACAAAGATGAACCGCTTGCCGCGCATCAAGTCATGCACTGCAAAGATATGGCATGGCAAGGTTCAGCGGGTTTTAACAAAGGCATATTGGCGGCTGAGTTGGTTGGCTTAGACCAAGATATTGATTTGTATGCCAACTATGTCATGCTGAATGGCGCAAAGCCCAGCGGTATGTTCATCACTGACAATGTGATTCCTGATGCCAAATATAAGGAAATTGCCGCACGACTGAAAGAAGCATGGTCTAGCATGGTGGGCAGTCAGCAGACGGACAAGAGTAAGCCGGGTCAGGGCATGTTGCTTGACCAAGGCATGAAGTACGAACCATTGAAAATGTTAAGTTTGCAAGATACCGATTTGGCAAATTTGAAAAAGCAAACCATGAACAGAATTTGCGGTTTGTATGGCGTACCGCCAGCGATGTTGCATATTGGCGACCAAAAATATAACAACACGCAAACCATGCTGGATGAGTTTTACAAATCCACCATGTACCCGATTCTTGTAAATGTCCAGCAAAAGCTGAAAGCATCGCTGTTTAAAGGCTACCCGAATTTGTGCGTAGAGTTTGACACGCAGGATTTTTTGAAGGGCGCACCACTTGACCAAATGAATTATGCGGTTGCTGGTGTAAATGCTGGAATCATGACGCAGAATGAAGCGCGGGAATACTTAGGCAAGGCGCATATTGAAGGCGCGGATACATTAAAAGACAGCGGCAAAACCGAACCAATTGCTGGCACAAGCCCGCAGGATACAGGTGGTGGGGGCGGCAACCAAACGCGAAAAATGAATATTGGCAAATAAAATGACTACCATTTTTCAAAAAGTGGTAGGATATTTGCAAGATTACAAACCTAGAGGGAAGCCGCCTCGCGGCAGACCACCCAAAACAATACAAGACATTGACCGAACAAAAGTCGATGAGGTAATTCATGACAAAAAACTTGATGATGGTATGCGAAGCCAAGCTGGTCATGGAAGCGCAAAGCGCGGACAAAGAACCAACTGGGAAGATTGAAGCCTGTGTTACTACATGGGGTGCAAGAGAAGGCGCAGATGGTCGCAAATTCAACTATCAGCCTGAAGGTTTTATGGATTGGGCAAAAACATTTAGCGCAGAAGGCAAGCCACTGCCAATGTTTTTAAATCATGCCGCTGACGCAATGCCTGTTGGCGAGTGGACACAATTTGAATTTGACGATGATGGCATGACCGCAGAAGGTCGGCTGTATATGAATACCACTGCTGGCTCAGATTTGTATCAAATAATGAAAGAATCGCCAATGATGTTTGGCGGTGTTTCTGTTGGTGCATACGCTGATGAATACCAGTATGTTGACGAAAACGGTATGCCAATGATGGCTGGCGATGACACTAACGAAGGATATTTTCAAATCACCAAAGGCGGCTTGCGTGAAGTCAGCGTGGTGATGTACCCGAACAACCCACAGGCAGAAGTGCATAAGCTGGAATATTTCCGCGAGGATGGTTCTGCTAATTTAAAGAATTTGGAAAAAACTCTGCGCGAAGCTGGGATTTCCAAAAAGGATGCGGTCACTTCCGCATCTGTCTTCAAAAAGGTTTTGGAATTGCGCGATGCTATTCAAGCCCCGATTGAAAATGCGCCACTTCAGAGTGAGTCCGATGTGGATGTGACCGAAGCTGACATACTCAAAGCACTTGAAATGCGCGAGTTGTCAAAAACCCTAGATAAACGACTGAAAGGTTAATCATGTCCCAAGCAATCATTGAGAAGCTGGACGCTATCGAAGCCAAACAAATCGAAGCGGTATCAGCAGTAGAAGCAAAAATCCCTGAAGCTGTCGAAGCTGTTAAAGCTGAAATGGCAGAAAAGATTTCTGCATTGGAAGCAAAAATTGCAAGTGTGCAAGCACCAGCAATCATCCGCGCCCCACACAAAACTGTGCGTGGTGATGTAAACCGTGCTGTCCGTGAGCAACTGATTTCTTTTTACAAAGGTAACAACCGCGTAGAAAAAGAATTGAAGATGTTTGAAGACGAAAGCCAACACGATGCGTACTTGCGTGAAGCCTCAGCACTGACCGCTGGCGGTAACAACCAAGGTGGTCGTACAGGCTATGACCCTGTGTTTGTTGCTCTGCGTTTGGCTAACCCAATGCGCGGTGTGTCACGCACAGTTGCAACCGATGGTTCAAGCTATCAATTCCGAGTCAAGACAGGTAACGCTGGCGCGGCTTGGGGATACACCATCCAAAACAATGGCGCGGCAACCACTGAAGACACCAGCATTTGGCAATTGGTTTTGCAAGATTTGAATGTGCAATTCCCAATTCGTACAGCCGCGCTGGATGACATCGACGGTTTGGAAGGTAATGTGGTTGACGATATGTTGGCTGAGTTCGCACAATCTGAAGCATTGTCAATGATTCAGAATAACGACCAAGCCGCACAATCAGGCACAAACCCTTACGGTGGCACAAACGGCTTGCGCGGTCTTGACCAATACGCTGGTGCAAATGCTACCTACACAGGCGGCACAGCATCCACAGCGGCATTCGGTACAAGCGGTACAGGCTCGACAACTGGCTTGCACAGCTTGGCGACCTATGACCAATTGACTTCCAATGTCAATACTGTTGGCTTAAACAACATTGCATACAAAGATGTGATTAACTTCATGTATTCTTTGCCACAGCAATATTGGACTGCTGACGCGAAGTTTATGGTTAACCCTATCCTTGCTCAAGCAATTCGTGGTCTGCAAGACACCAATGGTCGCCCAATCTTTAATTCAATGGAATCATTGAACCCAGATGGCATCATCGGTCAAATGCTTGGCTTTGATGTTGTGATTAACAAGTATTTGGACAACCCGTTCCAAGGCACAACAGGCGCGGCTGGTACTAACAGCTTGTACCCCATGTACTTTGCTGATTGGTCGCGTTTCCACACCATTGTTGACCGCCTAAACATGGTGATGCGTCGCTACGACCAAACGGCTCCAGGATTTATAACATTCTATGGAGAGAAGCGTTTGGCTACATCTGTGCGTGACCCGAATGCTGGCGTTCGCTATCGTTCGACAGGCACATCAACCTGATAGTTGCCGTTGGGTGGGGGCTAAAAACCTCCACCCTTTTTTCAGCAACCTTTTTTGGAAAATAAAATGAGCATCACCGAACGAATCCTTACTGGTATTAAGCAAACAATTGAAACAGGCGATAGAGTCAAGATTGACCTAAGTGAAGCGTCTGCGATTACTGGCTCAGGAAACAATGTCGGTGGTCGTACCTACTTTGATGATGCCTTTGCCACATTGCGTTATGCAAATCCATTTCGCCAAGGCGCACGACAAATTAAAGCATCAGGTTCAAGTGTTCAATTTGTAGCAAAGACAGGTAATGCCGCATCGTCTACAAATCCTTGGACATACACATTCACACCTAATACTGGTTCGCCAAACATTGATACAAGCATTTGGCAACTGCCAACTCGCGTAATTGTGGCTCAATTGCCTATTCGCACTGCGGTCATGTCAGATGTTAATTATCTAAATGAAACACTTGTTGAAGATTTGATGCTTGAGTTTTCACAACTTGAAGCCGCTTCAATGGCAAACAACAATGACCAAGCTGGTTCAACCACCACGACCACAGGCGGCACAAACGGTTTGCGCGGGTTAAATTACTATGTTGGTGCGGCTGGTGCTACATCTGCTTATGGAACAAGCGGCACAGCAATTACAAACGGCATTCATACAATTGCTACTGTTGGCTCAACTATCAATGGTCTTGAACCCGAAACAATAACAGCTATGGCTAACGCCTTACCATCGCAATATTGGGCATTACCCGGCACTGCATGGCATATGCACCCAAGCGTTATTGCTTTGTTGCGTAACTACCATCATGGCGCATCAGGTGGTGTAGGCTTTATTGAAGTTGGTGGCAGTGATGCTGGCGCATTGGTTCATGTGTTTGGATTCCCTGTGATTCCAAATCCATACCTTGATGAGTGGACAACCACAGGCAACATTTCTGCTTATTTGGCGAATTGGAATAGATTTTTGACCATTGCTGATGTGGAGGAAATGACAGTTCAGGCTATGGAACAAACAACGCCCGGCTTCATAACCCTGTACGCAGAAAAGCGTTTGGTTAGTTCTGTGCGTGACCCATTTGCTGGCGTTCGTTTGATTGCGACCTGACCATGCCTGTTGAACAACTCGGCTATTTAAACATTGGTGCGCCTACACGCAATCCGTTTAACTATGAAAAGTTTGAACAGATTGCGCGGGACAACTCTACCGCATGGTTAACGCTTGCCGAGATTCGCCAACAGCTTAATTTGTTTGATGACACCAGCCAAGATACATATCTGACTAGTTTGGAATTGGCAACCCGCCAAGCCATTGAAGATTATTTGGGCATGAGTATTTTTGCCACAAGCTATCGGGTCTACTACAACAGCGCAAGCCTGTATGGAACGCCTTTGTCTTTGGATTTGCCTGAAGTCTCGCAAAACAATTCCACACCAGCAAGCGGCGCAACAATAACAAATGTTAAGTATTTCAATGACGCAACACCGCCTGTTCTGACGACTGTTGACCCTGCGACATACTATTACGACAACTCAGGCAATAAAGTAGTTTTGCAGACGCTACCAAGCGATTTAAACAACAACATGACCAGCCCTGTGTTTTGTGAGTATGTGTCACCAGCAAACCCTCTTGCTTCTTATCCAGTTATTAAGCAAGCTGGCTTGTTGTTGTTTACGCATTTGTACAACAACCGTTCAACAGTAGGCGACACAGTAGGCGTGAAATCTGAAATACCATTTGGCGTATCTACGCTTTTGCGCCCTTACAAACCGCTGGTGATGTGACATGGTAGCGCGGTATGAAAACATCGCTGTCAATACATTGTCTTTTGGCAAAAGCGATTTTGGCGAACAAAGCACCACACAAACGCTTTGGTTCAATACACGCGCAACTGTTGCTGATGTGTCAAATTCTGTCCGCATATCGGACAAATACAGGGTGTATGCAGACATTGTGCAAATGACATTGAACTACACGCCAAACATAAAAACAATTGTGAATAACCAAAACGCATATTCAGTGACTTGGCGCGGCTACGATTGGCGTATTGACAATGTGCGTGAAACAAATGACCGACAGTTTGCTCAATTGACCTGTGTGCGTAATGACCCTGTGGTGGCTGTCTGATGGCGACACAACAAAATCCTGTCCAGTACGCCAAGGCGATTCAGTTCCAATTAAACAGCATAGTCACGCCTGTGCCTGTCTATGCAACCTTTAACCGAAACTTCGCTATTGAGCCGAAGTTTGTAACATGGATGTTAAGAAATGTTCACCAAGAAGTTTTTACTGGACAAACTCAAGCAAATAAAAGCATCGACCGTCCAATTTTTCAAATCAGTATTTTCACGCAAGTGATAGAAGATGGTTTCGCAATTTCCAATCAAATACTACAATCCTTGCATGGATACAGTGGTTTGTTTGGAGGCGTGACCAACGGGTTTTGGATTGCCAAAGCTGATGTGCAATGGTTGTATAACAGCTATGACAACGAAGACAAATTGGGGCAAGTCTTTTTAGACTGTACCCTTGACATCCCAACATAAGACACGAACAGCAACGAATCGGGGGAAAACAAAATGCCTTTACCATCAAAAGTCTTACCGGGGTTTGTCGCCTCGCTATACGCGCAACCAAGCGCAACACCTACACCGTTAACCATCGCGCAGTTGGGTACGCTTGGCAATGTGTCAGCTATCACAATCAGCGGCAATTTGGTGCAAGTGGAAGCTGTACCAGCGTTTGGGCAAGACGATGCCGTTGCAAATTATGGCGTTGCTGGCTCGCGTCAATCAGACAAAATTCCAACGCAAAGCGCACCGACTAGCATGACGATTACTGCCGCTTGGAATCCTAGCGACACAGTGCTTCTACTAATCCGCGCAGATGCCTATTCTGGGCTGATAGACCGCACTTATGTGATACAGGCTACCGATGGTACAGGCACGGTAAATTACGCCTTTAATGCCCGTGCTAGTCAGTGGCAGATTGATGCCCAGCCCGGCGCAGAGGCAAAGGCGGTTTTTACATTACATCCCCGTGGCAACGAATACGGCTGGACAAACACAGCTTAAACTGGAGAAACTGAAATGGCATTACCCTCAAAAGTGTTACCCGGCTTTGTCGCATCGTTTTGGATGCAGACAACGGCTTCCCCATTCACTACTGCAAACTTGGCTGTTTGGACAGCGCAAGTGGCGACCATCGTTGGCACATCCGCTGGCGGCACGGGCGCGGCTGGCACTGCATTAGCAACCATTGAGGCAGTTCCAGCGTTTGGTCAGGATGACGCTGTTGCTAACTTCATGGTGGCTGGTTCACGCCAAAGCGACAAAATCCCAACGCAATCCGCACCGACTTCCATGACCATCACTGCGGCATGGAATCCATCTGATGCTGGCTTGTTGTTGATTCGTGCTGACGCATATTCGGGTCTTGTTGACCGCACTTATGTGGTGGCGGCTTATGATGGAACGAACACTGTGGCTTATGCTTTTAATGGTCGCGTTAGTCAGTTCCAGATTGACGCACAACCCGGTGCGGAAGCCAAGTGTGTCTTCACCATCCATCCTCGCGGCAATCAGTACGGCTGGAGTAATTCATAATGAAAGTCGCTGATGCTGTCGAAGTGTTGGCGACTACCAGCCAATCCCTTGACGCAGTGGCGAGGGGATTGGAGGTGAAAGCCAGTGAAGTGGCTACGGCACTTGCTAAAGCCAAACCTGATACAACTGAATTTGTTTGCTTAACAGTTCTTGCAAGACACAACCCAGTTGCCGCACCGCCTGAACCACAGGAATAAATATGACAGACACGACAATACAGAACACGGCAGATTTATTAAGTTTCTTGGTTCAGCAATCTGAAACCCGCAAAGACTGGTTTGGGTTCACCCAACAGAAAATGACAGCCGTTAGTCTCGCCCATGAGATTGCGGCTCGTCATGCTGACACAATGTCACCCGAACAAGTGGTGGAGTACGCTAAAGAATTGAACGAATTGCTTTTCCATCGCTTGATTAAGCCCGGCGCATGGAGAATTTAAAATGGCAAAAATCGGATTCAAACTTGAGGGTTTTGATGACCTTTTGCAAACTTTTGACGACATTGCAAAAGAAATCGGTGACAAAAAAGCCAACAGCAAAATACTTGTTCCTGCTGTGCGTGAGGCAATGCAACCGACATTAGCCAAAGCAAGATTGCTTGCGCCCATTGATACAGGCGCATTGACCGCACATTTACAAGTAGAAGCAAGGCGACCTAATAGACGCGACAAGCGGTCTAAATATGTTAACTCCAATGATAATGTGATTGCGCTTGTGACCACAAAAGCATTTCCCAAAAAGCTGAAAAAACAATTTAGCGCAGAAAATCAAAATCTAAGTACAGCAGAACGCGCAAAGAAATTTAAGGCTTATGTTGTCTCAAGTGGTTTTATGTACGATGCCCGAGCAATAGCCCAAGAATTTGGAACAGCAAGACATTCAGCAAAACCATATATGCGCCCAGCACTTGAGGCGGCAAGCCCCGAAGTGTTAAGAAAACTAAGCGAAGGCTTGGCAAGAAGAATAGACACTTACAAAACAAAATATTAACAGGAGAAGATATGACACGATTTGCTGATGCCCTTGGCACAAAGTACCAACAAAACAGAGAAAAAATATTCACCCGCAAATTTGAGTTAGGCGGTCATACTTTTAAGGTCAGGATTCCGTATGTTCATGAATCCGATGCAATCTACAAACGCATAAACGAACCTGATGAAGCCAAGGTTGCAGAAGCGTATAAGCAGATGACCGAGCCGCTGATGGTATTAAAAGACCAAGACGCTGGCTTTACCTTTACCGATGACGATGTGCTGATTGAAGGGCGGTCGTTAAAAGAAGCGGCAAAACAAAAAATCCAAGTTGAAATCAAGATAACTGAATTTGTTAAGTTACTTGTGCCTGAGTTAGAAGGCGCATCCTTGGATGACTTAACTTATGAAGAAATTGAAGCCGAGTTTCCAATGGCGGTGCAGATGCAGTTGGTTGAAAAGATTGCCGAAGCGATTAGCCCGACATATAAGGAATCAAAGGGAAACTGATTGGCTCATTGAAAAGTCAAGTCATCACCGCGATGATTTTCAATGGGCATACACATGAAACAATAGCGGAACTGGATGAGGTCACAATGGCGCAATTGCAGACTATGTATGGCGATGGATTGGTTGGCAATCAAGGCTTGCTTAATGTGCTAGGAGTGCTGACTAATGGCGTGTTTAATTACATGAGGGCGGCTGGCGCAAGCCCTTATAAACTAGCCAACATTCTAGGGAATGCGTATGATTACCTATATCCACCGCTGACTGAAGAACAACAAAGACAGCAAGCCAATGACCAGTTGTTAGCGTTCATGAGTCAAGCACCGGGTTTCACCAACGATAGATTCGGGGTAAAAGATGCCAAATAATGTTGGTCGCTTAGGCGTTGTCCTTGGGTTAAACACAGCCGAATTTACTGCTGGCATTGAAAACGCTGGAAAAAAATTACAGCAGTTTGCTAACACTGTTGACCAATATGCAAAGATAGGTGCAACTGCTTTGGCGGCAATGTCAGTCGCGGCTATTAAATTTGCTGACGATATTGCTGATGTTGCCGAAGCCAATGAGGTCACAATAGACACGGTTGTGAAACTGCGTTCAGCTTTACAAAGTGCTGGTGGCGAAGCTGACAAAGCTGGCGTGATGTTAGCGTCTTTTGCTAAATTTATTGACAATGCGGCAAGCGGTTCGTTTGAAGCACAACAAGCATTTAAAGCAGTCGGTGTTTCGTTAAAAGACATTGGCTCAATGACGCAAGAACAGCTATTGGGCAAAGTGCTTAATGGTCTTGCGCAAATGGATGATGCTGTTACTCGCACTGCCAAGTCAACGGAGTTTTTTTCTAAAGCGGCAAAAGGCGTAGCGTTCGACAAATTTGCTCAAGAGATGAGCAAGACAACAGACTTGACACGCGAACAAATTGAAGCCGTAAAAGCTGGCGCAGAAACTTGGGGCAATTTAGAAAACATAATAAAGAAATTACAAATGCTGTTAGTCACGGCACTTGGTCCAAGTTTAAAAGCAATTAATAGTCAGATTAGCGAACAGACATTTCCAAAAATTGAAATGCTTGGTAATGCTTTTAATTTTTTAGCAAGCAATATAAACAGCGCATACAAGGCAATGCAAAGCGTTGCAATATTGTTAGAAAAAATTGCTGGCTATTCACTCATCATGCAGACCTATGGCGAATCAAACGCTGGTGCGGCAGAGTTAAAAAAATTAGATGAAGAAACCAATAGGCGGCTTTCTGAACTTAGAAACCAACAAGCAGAATTTGATAGAGTTTTAAGGGGTGAAAAAATTGGGCATAGGGGCGCTGGTTTTGATGACCCAAGATTGCCAAAAGGAACAAGCGGTCAATTACGCGACACAACTGTTGGTGTAGATACAAAAGCAAAAGCGGCAGAAGCCGAAGCTAAGCGCAACCTTGAAGAACGCAGACGCTACACCGAACAAATGATGAAAGACAATCAAGATGAATTAGAAAAGCGGCAAGCATTTACAGAGCAGATGATGAAAGACAATGAAACAGCCGCTGAAAAGCGGTTGCAGTTGTCAATTGCTGAAATGATGACTGTGCGTGACCAATTGCAAATAGAAGAAAACCGTCAAAGTTTGTTAGATGAAATGGCATTATCTTTACAACATAGCCAAATACAAGTAGGCAAGCAATTAGATTTTGAAAGAGAAATTTTTTTGCTAAATAAAGACAATAAACATTTGACAGAAAATGAAATAGATTATGCGCAAAGAATTTTGCAAATAAGGCAATTATTTGCTGAAAAAGAATATGAAATAAAGATGTTAAAGAACGAACAAAAAATAACAGCAGAAGATGAAGCTAAGGCATTGGAACGCAACAACGAATTGCGACAGCGTTCTATTGAGCAAGCAAAAGAACAACTAATGGAAATTCGCAAACAAACAGAAGGCACAATGACGCAAGGCGTACAAAAAGGTTTTGATGAATACATGAAAAATTTACCAAACCAATTTGAAGTTGGTCGGCGCGGCTTTGTGTCTTTAATGGGTAGTATGGAGAATGCTGTTGAACAATTTGTCAGAACAGGCAAATTTAATTTTGGAGATTTTACTCGCAGTGTCATTATGGACATGATGGTTATTCAAGCCAAAGCAAGCGCAATGAGCATGATGCGTGGTTTAGGTAATATTTTTGGTTTTGGTTCGCCAAGCGTAAATTTAAGTTATGGTGGGGAAACTTTTGGTGCAGTTAGTGCAAGCGGATATGCTGATGGTGGAGACCCACCAGTAAATCGGGTTTCTATTGTTGGTGAACGCGGACCAGAATTATTTGTTCCGCGCACCGCTGGCACTATCATTCCTAACAATCAACTTGCAAACGCGATGGGTGGCGGTCAAACTGTTAACTACAATGGACCATACATTGCAAACATGAGTGCAATTGATACGCAAACAGGCGTTCAGTTCTTGGCAAAGAATAAGCAAACCATTTGGGCATCGTATCAATCGGCTAACCGTTCAGTTCCTGTTTCGAGGTAAAAATCATGGCAGTTCCAAACACATTTGCAACAGACGCATCACCAATTCCGCTGTCGCAATTAGATGCAAATTTTTCTTATTACGATGCGGCTTTTTCAATTACTGGCGCAAACATAACCTATTCAGGAACAACAACTGCTGGTAACTTAGCCTTTACTTGGAACATGACAAGTGCGTCTTGGCTTGTTGGTAATGCTCAAACCACAGGAACAATTACTTTTGGCGGTACTGCTGGCACAGGCGCAATGACATTTGGTAGGTCAACAGGCGCACAGACGCTTAATTTTGGCACAGGCGCGACAACCAATGGCACAACCAAAACGATTAATATTGGAACGGCTGGCGTATCAGGCTCAATCACAACAATCAACATTGGTTCTACGGTTACTGGAGCAACAGGTACAACAAACATTTTTTCGGCTGAAACCAACATTAATGGATTTAGACCATCTGTACCTAAAACTGTTAACGCGGCAACCTACACGCAACTGATAACTGATTACAGCCTAATTGTTACTACGACAGCCCCAACCATTACATTGTTGGCGGCGGCAACTTATCCCGGCAAAGTTTTACATATAAAAAACATTACCGCCACCGCAGTTATCAGCGCAAGCGCCAATGTTGTTCCACTCAATTCAGCCACCGCAGGAACAGCAATTCTTGCCGCAACTGCTGGTAAATTTGCAATGCTTCAATCCGATGGCACAAATTGGATAACCATGATGGCGAACTGACATGAGCTTACAAAGCATTCTTGCAATCACAGAAACTGTTAGTATAAATGACCACAAGTTTGCTGGTCAGATGTTGTCGCGCAATATGCGTATTAGCACATCGGAAATTCTGACTGTTCAGCCATTTCAATTTACGCTGAAGCCTATGGGCTATTTGCAGTACAGCACCAATCGCGCTGTGTTGTCTGCGTTGCGTATTGCTGACCGAATAACAGAACAATATTTGAATTTTGGAACAACTGGGTGGATTAATTACATTGCTTATCAAGGCGATATGACTAGTGGACAAGCAAACAGCACAACAATAGAAGTTGGCACATCAGGCATGAACATTGTGCTTGGTACATTGCCTTCTATTGCTACAACTGATTACATTGTACGAACAGGAGACTTTATACAAGTGGACAGATATTCCTATATTGCAACGGCTGATGTTCAAAGAGGGTTAATTTCAACTGTAACAATTCCAGTCCATAGAACAGTAATGACAACCGTAGTTAGTCAGTTACCCGCTGTAATAGGGCAATACGGCACGACAACCAGCTTGGGTGGGTCAACCTATACAGGCATCACATTTCCTGTTGTATTGCGCGAATACCCAACTTATTCGCTTGTTCCAATGACCAACGATTCATTTATTGCTTGGGATGGTTCGTTCAATGCTTATGAGGTTGTGCTGTGAATTTAATTGCGCCAGTAGAAAATGGAAACATAATTCGTTATGCTGATTTTGTTCGCATTACTACGGCATCCGCAGTGTATCGGTTTTCCACCGCGCCAACGGCTATAACTGTTCCAGCAATTGATTTGTTGCCGTTTACAGGGTTAAGTCAATTAGTGAGCATAGGTTCAGTCACCCGCGATATAAAAAGCACCGCCAACGAAACAACAGTGACGCTAGTTGGCATCGACACTGCAATGTTGTCGTTAGTGTTGGGTGCTGGCATTAAGGGTTCACAAATTGAAATGTGGCATGGGTTTTTTGATGCCGCTGGAAACCTAATAACTACAACAAATACGGCATGGATTAACTCATCAAACTATTATGTTGAATGGACAAACAATCAGAATATTCAATTGCCTTGGCAATCATCAAATACTACAAGTGGCTTGTATCAATATTTCAACGGGTATATTAACAGTTTTAGCATTAACGAACAATGGATGGAAGAAATTCGCGGCTATGTCGGGACGGTAACAGTCAGCGCATCAAGCATTCAATTGATTTTGCAAAACCGCACGGCTGGCAGATATACCAATGACAGTGCTTGGCAATCGTTTAACTCAGGCGACACAAGCATGAACAGGGTTAATTTTATTCAGACCATAAATTATGCGTTTGGCAAAACACCCGGCACATAGGACAGCAAATGATAAGACACGCTAATAAATTTGATGTAAATGAAATTGTGCGAATGCTAAAAGCATATCGTGACAAAGCACCAACGCAATTTTTGCAAGATTCCAGCAATCAAGAACATATAGAAAAACTGTTAAGTAATATTTTTGCTGGTGCGGGGTTTATCTTGGTCGCTGAAAAAGATGAAGCAATTGTGGGAATGGTCATTGCCGCACAGCATCCAAACATTTGGAATCCTGACATAACGCAAATCAGTGAGATTGCTTTTTGGGTTGATGAGGCACACAGAGGCGGCAAAACAGCATATAGATTGCTTCATGCCTACATACAGCAATGTGAAGAATTTAAGCAAGAAAAACGCATTCATTTTTTTAGTCTTAGTAAAATGAGCAATAGCCCCGATTTGTCTTATGACAAGTTTGGTTTTCAAAAGCTAGAAGAAACTTGGATTAAATAACCATGCCCGGTTCAATAATTGTTGCCACATTTCTTCCCGGTTTAACTGGCTTTGCGGCTACGGCGGCAGCTTTTGCCATTAATATGGTGGTATCCACAATTATTGCTAAATCATTTTCGCCATCGTCAAATAACAATAACACATTAGGCGACCAAAGCAACCCCGGCAACCCCGCGCAAGTTCCACCCGCTGGTGACAACAAACTACCCGTTGTGTATGGGTCGGCTTATGTTGGCGGCATCATTACTGATTTATCTATCACTAGTGACAATCAAGTTTTGTACTACTGTCTAGCTTTGTCTGAAGTGACTAATACCGAAAGTGGCGGCGCACCTGACACAATCACATTTGGAAATATTTATTGGGGCGGAAAAAAAGTAATTTTTGATGCTAATGGCTACGATGTTGCATCCTTGTTAGATGAATCGACTGGTTTGTCTGACACATCTGTGGCTGGTAAATTGTCGTTCTATTTATATCGCAATGGGTCTACAAACCCAACTAACAGCGCATTTAATGCTTACAGTACATCAGTAATGGGCAACACTTCATTGGTTTATCAATGGGATAACACCAAGTTAATGAGTAATTGTGCGTTTGCCATTCTTAAAATTCAATATTCACAAGCGGCTAATTTACTTGGATTACAACAAACAAGATTTCAAATTACTAATTCTCGCAGTGCGCCCGGTGATTGTTTGCAAGACTATTTGTTTTCAACACGATATGGTGCGGCTGTGCCGACTGCCAATATTGACAGCGCAAGCCTTGTCGCATTAAACACATATTGCAATCAATTGATGACTTACACGCCATATACAGGCGGGTCAAGCACATTGACTAGATTTAGATTTGACGGCGCATTAGATACGCAACAATCTATTATGACCAATTTGCAATACATGGCTACTTGCTGTGATTGTTTACTACGCTATAACGAAATTACAAGTACATGGGGCGTGATTGTTCAAAGCCCAACTTACACGGTCACAATGGATTTGAATGACAGTAACATTATTGGTTCTATAAATGTTACGCCTTTAGATATTGCATCATCTTTTAATATTGCAGAAGTTAAATTTCCTGATGGCACAGCACAAGATAGTTTTAATAGTGCCACATTTAATTTAGCAGTTATTAATCCATCTTTATTGTATCCCAATGAGCCAGTTAATAAACAAACAATTAATTTACCATTAGTCAATAACAGCGTTAGAGCACAAAATCTTGCAAACCGATTTTTAGAGGCTTGCCGTGAAGACTTGCAAGTACAGCTAACAATCAACTACATAGGTTTGCAACTTGAAGCGGGCGATATTATTTCCCTGACCAACGCTAATTATGGATGGACTGCTAAGTTATTCCGCATTGCAAAAGTTACAGAAAATTATGATTCAGAAGGACAAATTACTGCAACTTTGCTATTGACTGAATACAACAGCGCAGTTTTTGATGATGCAAATATTACGCAATTTACACCGTCACCAAACACTGGTTTGCCAAGCATTAACACATTTGGCACTATTACCGCGCCAACAATCAATTCAAGCGCACCTACTAGCGCATCACCATATTTTGTGGTCGACACGCCAACATCAACCGCTGGCATTGTTGACTATGTTGAATTATGGTATTCGGCATACGCAAGTCCAACAACATCACAACGCATTTTTGCTGGCACATCCGCAATCGCGTCCAATGGAAATCCTTGGTTACCTAGTACAGCATTGACTGTGACATTAAATAATATTGCGGCTGGTAATTGGTATTTCTTTACCCGCATGGTTAATTCAATTGGCTCTAGCCCATACAGCGCGGCTTCTACTGTGTTTCAATGGCGACCAACTACATTTGACTATGCTTTGCAATATTTGATTGTTGCGTATGCTGATTCAATCACAGGCACAGGCATAAATGATTTGCCAACAAATAAAACTTATTACGGTTTGTATAACAGCAGTGCATCTAGTTACAGTACCAACCCAGCAGACTACACATGGTTTGCGGCATCACCAGCTTTTGGCACTACCAATAAACTTTGCTATATAAATCGCACAGGCAGATTGTTTAGTTTTGGTACAGCACCCGCGACTTATGCGGCTGGTACAGCTTCTTATGTACCCGCATCGACCTTTGATGACACCACATGGTCAGCATTGCCTGATGGCGTGAATTACATAGATTTGGATGTGCGTACAGGGCAATTGACCCGTACTGGCACAACATCTACGGGTGGCGGTCAATTGTCAATAACCAACAACCCAAACGGAACGCTGATTGGTACATTGCAACAATTTTTGACCTTCCCCGGCGGCGCATCCACATACACATCAAGCGCGGCAAACATTACTATTGATATTTACGGGCGTGTTGTTGGCGTTGTTCCACCAGATAGTTTTTTTTACACTAGCAATGAATTTACTGCTACCGCTGGGCAGACTATATTTACCCCTACGGCACGACAAGCCAATTATATTACTGGACAAGATTGGGTATTCCGCAATGGCGTGTTGTTAGACACAACCGAATACACAGAAAACAGCACTACCGTGACAATGAACACGGCTTGCGTGGTTGGTGAAACAGTTGTTATTTTGTCGTTTAGATCAGTCAATGCTAATGCTGTTTATTATGATTCACTTGCAATAACTTATTCTAGTGGCACAGGCACAAACACTTGCACTTATGCAAGTTTGCCTTACCAAACAATAGTGGCTGGTGATAAGTTAACTTTTGGCAATTCCAATGGTGCAACCATTACGGCTGGTTCATTTGTAGTTGGCACTTGGTACACAATCTTAACAGTGGGGACTACAAACTTTACTTTAATTGGCGCGGCATCTAACACTGTTGGCATTATTTTTCAAGCCACAGGCGCGGGTACAGGCACAGGGACAGCGTCAGTTACTCCATCACAATACACGGTTTCCAGCGTTAACTACACAACCAAGCAAATTGTATTTACCACTACATTTACTGCTACGGCTGGTGCAACCATTTACACATTTAGGGCGGCAAATGCGGCTTTCAGGTCATTTAGCCGATTTACAGCTACGCTTACTGCGGCGGCATCTTATTTGCCCACAACTTACCAAATCTATTCGGGCGGCGAAGTTCTATTTCTTAATGGTGGTTTAGTAAATGACCAAGACTATGATTTGGTTACTGGCACGATTGGAAATTTTCCATCCGTAGCAACAGGAAACTTAACAGTAATTCAATTTGCATTGAATAATTTTGGCGTACCTAATGGTTCACCCGCAATTGTTTCCACTAGCACAGTCATTGGGCAAACTAACTATATTTTTAATTATGACCCGTTGTCGTTTGATTTATACAACGCTGGTATGTTGCAATTCTCAGGCACAGATTACACCAGTACAACGGGCACATCCTATACACTTGCGGTATCGCCAACAACGACCACAAATATCCTTTCACAGCAGACATTTAATCGGACAGGGGCGGCATAATGACTCAAGCATTTAATCTTTCACAGCTTGCCAATGGCGTTAACACAAGCGGGCAACTTAATGCGGCAACTTATTTATATAACCAAGTTCCAGTAGCCAATGGCGGCACGGGCTTGTCAACATTAACAACTGGTCGTATTCCTTATGGCGCGGGTACAAGCGCATTTGGTAACAGTGCAAGTTTGTTTTACGATAGTGGGAATACGCGATTAGGTGTAGGAACAGGCGCACCAGCGGTTACTATGTCATTAATTGGCACAGATTCAATCAGAATCCCTGCTGGCACTACGGCACAGCGACCTACTGGTGTTGCTGGCTATCTGCGGTTTAACAGCACCACAACGCAGTTTGAAGGATACAACGGCACAGCATGGTCATCTGTTGGCGGTGCGGCAATCAGCAACGATACAGCCACAGCGACCAATGTTTACCCATTGTTTGCAAATGCAACCAGTGGTACTGCGTTAAC